GGCTCGTATGTTACTCGTCTCGCTTTCCAACACCGTGACGCGACCGTCGATGGCGTAGACGTCGAGGCTCAGGTTCGTGATTCTGTTCGAGTTCGCGATGAGGTTCGATTCGACGTTTGTCAGTCGGTAGTGATTACTCGACAGGTTATCAGAGTTCGTCGTGATACGGAAGGAGTTGTCTTGGAGCCACGTGTTGAGCAATGAAATCCTGGCACTGTTGTCCGCGAGATTGCTCGACAAATTCGTGATCCGAACGCTGTTGTCGTCGAGCCACGTTTCGAGATTGGATATCCGCGTCACGTTACTGCTGTGATAGGACGCGAGCGTGTTCAAGAACGCGGCGTTCGACGCTTGAAGGTTGTACAACAGATTGAGTCGTATGACGTTGTCGTCGTGGTACTGTTCGAGCGTCGTCAGTCTCACCGCGTTGCTCGCGTGCACGGTCTCTAAGTACCCGACCCGAAGATTGTTCGACGAGAGTGACGTTTCGAGATTCTCGACGCGCGTGACGTTGGACAAGAAATCGTCGAGGTGTGCGACGTTCGTCAGCGTCGACCCCTCGCCGAAAAATGCGTTCGCGTAGACGTCCCCGACCACGTTCATGGTCAAGAGATTGGACGACGGCACGATGAATCTGTCCGTCGCCGTGTTCGACGTCAGGGCGACCGTGAGTTCGTCGCGGTTTTCTAGGTATGCGAATCCCACGTTCTCACCCGGGCGGTTCATGATGATCCCGACGTCGTACACGAACGCCTCTGAGTTGTTGTTCCCACCCAACTCGAGGAGTGGATCCGTGATGCTCACGTTATTGCTTCGCACGAACGTCGTGTCCCCGGTCGCCACCAGGTTGCCTTCGATCAAAACCCCACCTCTCACGACGAACACGTTGATGTCGTCCGCGCTAGCACCGGACCCTATTTGCATTCGCGTCGCCGTGAGCGTATTCGAAACTTCCACACCCAGCGTCGTCACCGCCCCGTTCGACGTGACCTCTTGCAATCCTTGGGTTTGATTCACGGGGAACGACGTCTGCACGATCTCTTTCGTCGTCGTGTCGTATCCGACGGTTTTCGCATTCACACCGGGTGTCGCGTCGTAACGTATCGGGGCGACGTACAACCCAGAGTCTAACGTGGTGATGTCGGCTGACGTGGCGTTGATCACGATGGTATCCGTTGCCTGTACATCTGGTGTGAACTTGCCGAGGCGAATCTTCTGAGATCGCTCGACGCTAGGTAAATTCTTCACCATCTGACGTCTAATGTAAAGCCCTATTTTAATTCCGTTGTGTGGTGGCGGAACTGAGATAGAACTAAGTAAGTTACCTAATTGGCGAAGCGTAAACCGCAGCACCCCTTGTCGATCGTGAGCACGTTCAGATTCAGCGCCCAAATCGTGTCGGTCAGTGGGAGCGACTCCGACACGATTCTGAGGCTCGACACCCGACTCGCGTTGAGTGATCCAGTGGGCTGAAATAAATTAGTGGTGACACAGAACGGGTACATAAATATGTCCGGAGACGTCACGAAACTGGTATGGAAATAGTGACTGACGTCGCAGAAGTGTGGTTTGCCCCATCGAAACGGGGTCACGTCGTTTCCATTGATTTGAATTTTGATTCGATTGTTAATCCGTTTCAACGGGCTCGTCGCGGCGGTGTTCGAACTCGCGATGAATTTGATCGGGTGGTTGAACGTGAGATCGTGAATGAGTTCGCGGGAGGGAATGCTTTTTTGAACCTGATAGATCAACATGTGTCGCGTGTTCGTGAGCGCCGCGCGTTCGTCGGCGTCCACGTAATAGAACTGCGAGTAGCACTCGAACTGCTTGCCCTCGGCGTCGGCACCCCACTTGATGTATATCTCGACGTCTTGGAGTTGAATGCCCGCCAACGGAAGGGCGAGCGAGGGCGTTTCGCAGAAGAAGAAGCGCAGTGGGAAAAAGTACGAGCTCGACGAAGCGCCCGGGTGTGGACCGAGTGCCGATCGAGACGAGTTCCCGGCGAGCATATCCACCGCCACGGTTTCGGACCACTCGCTGTACTGTCGATCGATGACTTCTCCGCCGATTCTTAACTCGACGTACTCGATCAGTGTCGTCCAATCGCTCGAATCAAGCGCTTGGGTGCCGTTGTCGATCGAAAAGTACGTGTACCCCAACAGATCGCCGGATTTTTCGATTTGAATCTTGGACAGACCACCGTTTCTGATCGCGCCTTGAATGTAATTTTTTTCGATCGATTGTGAGAAGTTTGAGTGTTTCCTCCACACTTGATTAAAGAATGACACGCCTTCGGCACCCTCGGAGTGGATCCACTTGTCCTGCTGACCCACCGCCGTCAAAATGGTGACACCCGATGACATTTACAAGTAGCTCACAAATTTCTTTTCATGCAAACGAAGCGTACGACGAGAAAGTTGTCGCCGGTGTCCGAGGAGTTTTTGATGGTGTTCCCGTCTTCGTCCATGATGGTGACTTGGAATCGGTCGATCGTTCTGATTGGGTCGATGTATTGGCTCACGATCGGGTAGTTATCTCTAAAGAGAATGAGTTGGTTCGTCGCGCCGTGTGTGGCGGATTCGGAGACGATGCTGGCGAATGCGTGTCTCACCTTGGACATCGATGCTTGCTCATCCAAAGATTTGAAAGCTCGGTCGTTAAAGAACGTGTCGAGTTCTTTGATGGACACGTAACAGTGTTCGACCGATGCGTTGGAGTGAATGTGTGCGGCGACGAGTCTGGCTTGAACCACGTTTCTCAACGGGGTCTGAAGGAAACACGTGAACGTGTTCGCGCTGGACTGTCCGACGCTGTCCAAAGTGATGGTGTGATATTCATATTGAAGATCTGGAGTCGAGGACTGGGGAGCAGTCACGAGAGCCATAGTACTATTAGAGTGAGATAATTTAGTCCAAGATTTCGTACGTCGCGGATTTGCGAACCCATTCTTGGTCGCCACACAAACCGCCCGGAACACCGCCTCGGCTGTACGCGGCACCCTTCTTGTGTCCCGGCGTGCATTCGACGTCTTGCTTGAGGTCCCAGAACGTGCCCTCGAGGTCTTGCTTGATGACGATGGGCGCGCCGACGTATCCGCTGGAGACCGTGCCTAAAACGAGAATCGCGATTATCAGGACGGCGATCCACGAGAGCGCCCTGCGGTTGGTATTGTTGAGCTTGATCATGTGTTGTACTGTTCTATAATGAAATATATTTTTTTCGAAAGTGCGTTAAAGCGCTGAGTATAGTTTCAACGAGAGTACTAGATCATGGGTGAGGAATTCGTTATCGATCGAGGTGACAATCCTTCGGTTATGAACTTAAGTGCCGATGAACAGCGCCTGATGGATGAGATCGAAATCACTCGATCTCGTCCGAATCGGATGCCCAAGAAACAAGCTCCGCGCCAGAAATACATGAACGACGACGACGACGACGACGACATCGAATTGGATGCCTTCATGAACCCGACGAAACAAGCCGCGCAGGTCCACCCGCCCGCTGTGGAGGAAGACATGGGGGACGAGTACGCGAACTATTCAGATGACGACGAATACGACGAGGAGGTGCCCGTTCGACGCAACCCGCAGGCGTCGCAACAGCCTTCGAATGGATTTTCGTCAATCGACGACGAGAAGTGCGATCTGTTGTCAAAGCTGCAGCGACTCGGACAAAAGAAGGGGGTGATCGTGAACAAGCGACTGAACGTGTACACCCCGATCGAAGACTTGCGAGCGGAATACAAGCGCGTGACGTACGGACTCGAGATCGAACAGTCCGTGAAGTTCAGTCGACGAGCGCTCGTCGCGTGCGTGACCGGGTTGGAGTGGTTGAATAAGAAGTACGACCCACTCTCGCTCGAATTGACGGGATGGTCGGAGACGATCATGGAATCGCTCGACGACTACGACCCGGTGTTGGAAGAGCTCGCGGTGAAGTACAAAAATTCGATGCAGATGGCGCCCGAAGTCAAACTCATTATGATGCTCGCCGGGTCCGGCTTCGCGTTCCACTTGTCGAACTCCATGTTCAAGGCGTTGCCGAACATGACGGATGTTCTCAAACAAAATCCGGAACTGATGGGGCAGATGTTCTCGGCGGTGCAGAAAACCCAAGCCGCGGGCGGCGCGCCGCCACAGGGGGGCACTGGTTACGAGATGAAGGGACCGCAGATGGGCATTCCCGGGCTCGACCTGTCGTCTCTGATGGGGGGTATCGCGATGCCTCCGCCGCCGCCGATGTCCACCACGGTCGATCCCAGACCCGAACCGGAGGAGGATGAGATTTCAGACATCGTGTCCGAGGGGGAGTTCGACGACGAGGACGGTGACGTGAAGGAGGTCGAACTTCCGAAAACCGCGCCAAAGAGAAGAGGAAGAAAGAAGAAGAACGAAATTAATCTCTAAGGCTAGTATTATATGGTTGCCTTCTGTCCACTCGACGAGGAAGACGCGCCTGTCGTCAGGCGAGGTCCGATCGTCCGAGCTCAGCCGAAGCCGAAGCAAACGCCTCGGGTGAGCGTCGGACGAGAGGAGAGCGAATGTAATTTCGCAGTACTCTTTTTCATCGTCGCCAGCATCGCTCTCATGCTGACCGATCAAGTCAAGTAAAAAAAGCTTCACCCTGAATCGATCTTCTCGATTCACGATGTCGCCCTAGTACGTATAGCTCTGCACCGTTTTAGGATTAGAATTGTCATATTGGATGCTCGCGAGTTTTCCACTTGACACACTCGAGTACAACTTCACGTGGATGTCGTACGTGTACTGCCTCGTCGACAGAATGTTCGAAGGCACAAATCGAACCTTGGTCGCGGTGGTCGTGATGGTGGAGCTCCACGGGTAAGGATTCGCCGTTGCACCGAAAATGTTCTTCGTGCCGACGGCGATGGGCATGGACGATTGATTGCCTAGTCCGTTCCCACCGGTCACCTCAAGAATCATGGTGTTAATGTAATCCCTGTTGGACGAGCTCACTTCACGCAGCATGCACTTGATCTTGGCACAGAAACTGCCGTTCCCAAAGTTCAGGATTATGTCCTTCGCCACACCGGACCCGAGCGTGAATTTGCTAGAGTACCGTTTACACGCCACGTTATCCCCTTCAGTGATCGAGCCGCCGACGACGTGTAGCGCGGTGAGGGGCGTCGCGATGCCCACACCGATGGCATTCCCCAACTCAATCTTCCCACCGAACGAAATATCCGTGGTGACGTTCAACGAGCCTTGGACGATGACGTTCGACCCCACCGGTTGCATGTACAAATCCCCATCCACACCCGCGTATATGTTCGACAGACCGCCCGTGGTGACCATCTGCATCATCGCGTTTCCGCTCGTTCGCTGGATTCGAGCGTCGCCGTTGTAGACTGTGAATTTCGACGTCGGAGAGTTCGTGCCGACGCCCAATTTCCCACCCGTGATCCACAGGGCATCGTTCTCGACGCTCGCATCGATCGACCCGAGGACCAATCCGGTGTCGGTGCCGACGTTTCTGTATCCTCGGAGGTACGCCCCGTACCCAGTTTCGGTGACGAGTTGCATTCCGGTCTTCTTCAGTCCCACACCCGACGGTGATTCGATCCGAAGCGCGTCGATGTCCGTCGTGACACCCGTGTACACGTGGACGTTCGAGACGGGCACGGAGGTCCCGAACCCAACCAGCGCCTTATCGGTCACTCGCATCGCCTCGTTCCCACCCCCGGCGACGAGCATGAAATCGAAATCGTTATTGTTGACGATTTGGTTCAGCGACGCGAGGTCGTTGGACTGGACGTACATGTCGCCACCACACGAAAATCTCCCGTCACTAACACTCGTGTGCGTGACGCGAACCTCCCCCCGCACGTACAGGGACGTTTCATCGTCGGCATCGTCCTCATCGTTTTCGTCGACGTTGATCATCACCCGACCGCCGTTATTACCACTCCCGGACACGGTCATGATGGGTATGGTGGTGAACGTTCCGTACGGATCGTCTTCGACGATATTGTTGAAGGTCGTGACGTCCGTGATCGTCGATCGATAACATTCAAACAAGTGTCGACCCGCGACGTGTCGAATGTGATCCGACGTGTCGTTACCCTTGAAGAGTAAAAGTTCGGATCGCCCGGACGTGTTGTACAGACGCTCTTGCACGAACGTGTGTGGAAACGGATAGGATGGATTTTCTATGTCCTCGAGACCGCTCCCGGGTGTGCCCACACCGGAAAATTCGATCACGTTCTTCAATTTCACGTCACCATCGATCGTGAAATCTCTCGTCGTGATGTCCGTGCCGATGCCGATGTTACTCGTGATCCCATCTATGAAAAACGCGGTAGATTCTACATTACTTACCGAGTAGACATTGTTCGTAATTCTGAAGTTCTTGTGTCGTTGCAACACGTTCGACGTGTTCTCCGCACCGATCGACCATCCACCGTACGCGCTCGCACCGTTCCATATGCTGTAGCTCGTGAACGCGTCGCCGGAATCTTCGCGAACTTGTACCGTGACAATGGCGTCTTGATTCACGTCTTGATCGATCGGATTGAACACTAACAACCCGTTCCCCACGTGATTTCGGTTCCCGTATGTACGAATGTCCACCTTCGACAGGGGTGTGTGCGTACCGAACCCGACCTTGTTATCACCCCGAAGCGTCATGATGTTTTGACTGTCGTACGACCCGTTCGAGAGATTGATGTCCATGCGCGTTCGAGAGTCGTTCCCCACGCCACCGTTGGCGTACCGACCCAACTGAAATTCAGCTTTCGCACCGAATATCGTGCCAAAACCCTGACGACATAAGTTCAGGGCGGATCGCATGACGTCGTCTTGACTCATCGCACTTGGGTTCGTCACCGTGAGCGGTGCGTCGCCGTGTACGAATGCATTTCGAAGCACGACTTGGGGATTGATGAACGCCGACCCGTTCG